GAGACTAATTCTTCAAATTCTAAGTCTTTAAATGTTTTCATTTTAATTTTTTTAACGAACGCTTGTGTTAAATAAAAATTCATAATTAGAATATTTCTTCAGCAATACCTAATATCTCTGCTAATCCTAATAAGATTGCAGTATAACCAAATTGTTGATTAAATAAAAACCAACAAGCGGTTATTCTTAATACACTTTTGAATAAACTTATCCAAAAATGCGAGTTTGATTTTGATTCCTTTGGTTGTATCATAATTGTACTAATTTAAGAAAAATTATTCATATTTCCAAACGGTTTTTTTACCTTCAACGTAATCATCAATAAATTGAATTCTTTGACCAATCCAATACATTACGTTTACAGTCATCGAGTTTCCAATACCACCTTTGACACTTGAATAACTTGGTTTTTTACCGTTAATGGTAAAATCTAAATAACCGTCAGGGAATCCTTGCAATCTTTCAAGTTCTCGTTCCGTAAATTTTCTAATCCCGTGTCTATCCACCCAGTAGTTTGATGTGGACATTTTACCAAACCCATCAACCAAGGTTTGTGCATAGGATTTAGTTACCGTACCTGCGAGTTTAATTTTTCCAAGAATATTTTTGGTGTAGTCATTCCTCTTGATTCTATTCTTTTCTTCAACGCTTTCAAAACATCCTTTTTCAAATAATACGGAGAATGGGATTTTCCAATTTTTTCCACGATATCCGACAATGTAGATTCTTTTGCGTCGTTGGGGAACTCCGAAGTATTGGCTGTCGAAAACCCTATAAGCGATGGAGTATTCTTCTCCTTTGACAACCCCTTGTTTGTCAAGGCTTTCTGGTCTGAAGTCAGTACCTGTGAAAGAGGAGATGATTTCACATAAGGCTTTTTTGTGTTTGTTTTTAAAAACGCCTTCGACATTTTCCCAAATGAACCATCTTGGTCGTTTTTCTTTAAGAATTTGTCCATAGCTAAGGGCGATTCTACCACGGATATCATCCATTCCTTTTCCGAGTCCTGCATCGGAAAAAGATTGACAAGGCGTTCCGCCGACCAATAAGTCGAATTTGATTTTTTTGTAGTTTTCATCTGAGTTTAGTTTAGTGATGTCAGAAAATAAAGGAATGTGTGAATAATGATGTTTAAGTACTTGTTGTGGAAATTTTGCGAAGTCACAAAGACCAACACATTTCCAATAAAGTGGTGACCAAGCGACCGACGCAGCTTCAATACCACTACAGACAGATAAGTAGTTCATATGAGTTTAGTTATGTTTAGAATCCGAAATTAATGATATATTTTTAAATCCCAAAAAAAATTAGAATATTTTTTAAAAATATTTATAACTTGTTGATAATCAGAAAGAAAGATAGTCATATCTTTCTTTTTTCCATTCGATATTTGGTTGTTTTTTGAATCTTTCTGTTAAAGTTTCTGTTGCATTTTGAAAGAAATCTGAAACAGCGGTGTTTGCTTTGCCATATGATTGAACTAAATGACCTCTTCTATATTGTAAATTGATTCTTTTTCTTTTGTTTGATAGGGCAACGTACAAATATATTGCACCGTGTGGGAACTGTTTAGCCATACAGTTCTTCATATTATAACCCTCAATTCTAAAATCCTCTTCACTAACAAGTAGTTTGGGTTTAAATGTTTCCCCATCAATAATAATGTCTTCCTCAATCATATCAATAAATTCATTAGGAAGAACATATTTTACTTTAAATCCTCTTGCAAAATGTAATTTAATTCCTGACCAAACCTCCATTGTATTTTCAAACTCGTGATCATTTTTAGCCTTAAATTTTAAATCAACATTTCGTTGCGATAGTAAATCTCTGATTGATAAAAGTTTATTTAAACTGTAAATTAATGAATCTGATTTTAATGTATCTTTTTCCCACTTGTTAATAACACTAACCATACATTTTTTTTCAGATTCATTTTTTAATTCGTGTATTTTTTTATTTGGTGGTAAATCATAACAATGTGATTCCCAAACAAATTGTTTCAGATAATCAATATAATTGTTACCAAATAATTTACACAAATAATTCAATGAGCTTATGTAAATCGGTTTATCCCAATTTTTATTTAATTCACTAATTAGATATTTTGATTTGATACCATAATAATCAAGGACTGCGGGTAAAAATTTATAATCATTTTTTTCTAACCATTTCTTTTTAGGGTATTCGTTTTGAATATCGTTATATACACTATCGTGTCCTTTTATACCCTTAACATCCAAATGAAAATCTACCAACATATCATACAAATCGTTGATGATTGTTTTATCTGCTCGACTTATGATTTTATCTAAACCATATTGTGTTTTGAATTTATCTTTTATGTTTTCAAATATTAATGATATTACTTGTCTTATTGCTCTATCATACTTTACACCCCAAAAACCTTTTCTCTTTTCTCCTCTTTCTAAACCAGATTCGGTTAAATCAAACAGCATCGAAAAATCATTCTTTTTAGTTTTAAAAAGATTTCTAAACATTCTATCTTCGGTAAGATTATCGTTGACGATTTTATATGATGTAACAATATCACCTGTTATTGTATTAACATTTAGTTGATGCCAAAACGTGATATGTTTTCTATTACCATATTTTTGGTAATCAAAATCAAATGTATTTGTTAATTCAATGTTATTATCAAATCTATAAAGTTTTAAACTACAGATTGATTCGCCCTCACTTTTCGAGTGTGTTTTTTTCTGATTGTAATTAAAAATTAAATCCATCTATACAAAATATAGATGGATTTTTTTTCATTGTGAAGTTAAAATGGTAGTGTGTGTCTTTCAAATATATCAGTAACTCGTTTTATGGTATTCTCAGGACCAATCTCTACGCCATTTATTTTGACCGGTACTTTCTTTTTTTCTTTCCAATTTAATAATCCCCACCTTGCTTGTTTTTTAATTTTTTGGTCTAATATGACCATTGGATATTTAAAATATTCTGGAAATATACCGTTACAGAAATATCGTTTTTGTATTGGTTCTCCCGATTGAATGTCATATTCAATTGTAACTCTATCAGATTCATCTTCACTTCTAACAGATACAATCATAGATTTATCTTTATCTGCATAAGATGCAACACAATGATGCATAAAACTACCTTCTTCAATATATTCTTCTTCTCTTTTAAGAATGTGCGGATATAATTTTTTTCCATTCATTGATAAATCCGTACCAAATACTGGAGAATCTTCAGTACCAACATTGATAATATAATCCAATGGTTCTTCAATATTTTGAATAGTTTTTTCATCATATTGGTATTCTAACACCCAACCCTTTTTAATTGCTTGGATTATTTTAGTTAATTCAGAATGTTCGGTGCTAAATTCTTCATACGTTTTGGCTTTCATATAACAATCGGGATTATAATCCCTGATTTTTTCAATCATCTTAAAATGGTCATTAATTAATTGTATTTTTTCCTCGCTTAATATTTTTCGATGGTAATCAGAATTATTTATCAATTTAAATAAATTTTCTTTTTCAATCTGAGTTAGATAATATTTTTGATTGTTATGATTATTTAATAAAAAATTTTTAAGTGGAAAACCACTATCTTTTCTAGTTGCGTTTTCAAACACGGTTGAATTCATATTACCTACATACTTTGAAAAATCACTACCAAAATATGATTTTAAAGATATTAATGATAAAAAATCAACGTTTGGAAATTCGTGGACAATTTTAATTAATATTTTTGATTTTATTCCAAGCATATCTAAAATAGATGCAACCAATTTCCTTTCATTTTTTTTCAAATACTTTTCAGTTGGGTATAGCTTTGTGATTAAAAATTCATAATCACCATTAGGTACTTTTATTTTCTTTTTAATAACAAAAAACTTCTCAATTAAATCAGTAATGAATTGTTTTTGGTTTGCACTGTAATTTATATGACCTAAACCAAATTCAAGAGCTTCTTGTATTTTAGCGGTGAACTTTACATTATCAAAAACTTCTTCAAAATCAGATTTAAATTTTGAATTGTTAGCAACATACCCACCAATTTTTAAAAACCCAGTACCCATCACAATTCTATTTAGTGCTTCAAAAGAATTAATTCTAAATTGTTTTGAATTGGCTTTACCGTTTTTAGAAATAATTGCGGTGGTAAAATTACCGGTTACGGTATTAACCGTTAAAGAATTTACTGTAAATCCCGATTTAAAATATTTGCAGTTAAAACCCCTACGTTTATATCCAAAATAAACTTTAATGGTAATTTTATCACCGTGCCTTCTTATTGACCTTTCAACGGTTTTAATTTCTATAGATGAAAATGGCTTACCAAAATGTCTTTTGATTTGGTTATCTTTTTGTGTTTCAAAAAAGTTATCCCCCGTCTTTTTATTGGTGTATGCAAATTTAATTTTAAATTTTTCTTGGACTTCTTCTTTTGTATCAAAAAAGAATATTCTTTTAGGTCTCCGTTCAGGTAATGTCGTAACAACTCCCTTTATTGGTTTAAAATATGAATCCATTCTATCTAACCTAATAAAGTCTTTGCTTTCTTTTTTTAATGCGGTGAGAATGATATCAGAATCATTGTACATTTCATCAATATCAGAATCACCATAGGTGTTAAAATTGTTCTCTTTTTCGTCTAATCTTGAGTAATCTCTATATGGTGTGATTGTTGCAAAAGAGAATCGTTGAGTTAATATATCGTCCATTTGTTTAGTAAGTTTAGAACAAATATACAAAAAGTTTTAATGAAATACTTATTATTATAAATTTAATATTATGGCCAAAGGAAAAAGTGCAGGACCCTCAAATAAGATTAGTTTTGGAAAGAAAGGAAAAGGTAAATTCAAAAAATCATACGGTCCTAAAGCTCAAAAACCAAAAGCATATAGAGGTCAGGGACGTTAATCTAAACGACCAGCACCTTTGTATCCCCGAAGATATCGGGGTTCGGATAAGCTACTTATCTTGACCCCATCATCTTTATTTGCTGCGTGAACAAAGGTGTCATTTCCAAGATACACCCCACAATGCCATCCACTGGGACTTTGTCTACTCCTAAAAAAAACGAGGTCTCCCGTTATGAGATTGCTCTTTTTGATTCTTTTTGTTTGATTCCATTGTTTCACGCAATTTTCACTCAACTTTAATCCGTAAACTTCTGAATAAAGTTTCTTTGTGAATTGTGAACAATCAATACCCCTTTTAGTACTACCACCCAATTTGTATTTTACTCCATACCATTCCATAACAAAAGAATGTAAGGGCTTTAAATTTTTAGAATTATTTTCCAAATAAGTAACATAATCAGAAAATTGATTTTGACTAAATGCTGATATGGTTAATAATAATAGAATCACTATTAATACTATAATTTCTTTTAATTTTTCTTTCATAATTTTTTTATAAATTTCCTAACACCGATTTACTGAACTTTCTATGCCCACTTGCAGTTAGATGAATACCGTCGTTTGAATCGGCTCTTGTTATTGTGGTATCCATTGGTACTATAACACACCATTTTAAATCCTTCACCATTCTTTTTTGTAGTTTGATATATCGATTTTTGCATCGTGTTTCAATATCCTCTTTATATATTGTATTCTTAATTACTCTATTCGGATCATATCCAACAATTACAATAGGCACCGCACCCATCTTCTTTGCAATGTACACCATTTCTTGAATGTTACGAATCGTTTCATCTTCACTTACAAAACTAAATGAATCATTAATACCTCCATAAATTACAACTTCATTATATTTGTAAGATTCTGCGGGGTATTTTTTCATTTGTTCTAACATCCATTTAGTTCTCTTACCTCCTTTAGAAATATTATCATAATCCGCACCTCTCATTTTTGAATACTGGTGTTGCCAACCATTACTATATGCGGTTAATGAGTCTCCCACAAATAGAATTTTATAGTCGGGTAAGATTGTAAACCCGGACAAAATTGTAAATAATAATGATATAAAAAGTGTTTTCATTTTGTTTTAATTAGAAAGGGGTGCTTTAATTTTTGGATGTGATTCATAACCTATTAGTTCAAAACAATCTGGTCTATAACTCTTTAGTTTTTCATCTAAAGTTTTTTCACCTAAATGTTCTTTTACTTTATGATGCAGATACCAGTTTCTTTCGGTAATTGTTATTGTAGGTAATTCATATGGTGTTCTACTAATCTGTTCTTTCGCCTGTTCAATGTGATTTAGGTAAAGATGTGTGTCACCTAAATTACCAATTAATTCGTCTGGTAACATATTAACTTCTTTAGCGATGATTTCCAACAATAATGCGTAAGATGCTATGTTAAATGGTAATCCTAAAAATGTATCAACACTTCGTTGATTCCACATTAAAGAGATTGCCCTTTTAGGAACTGGATATAATTCATCAATTTCTTTGTGGTCACCTACGTGAAAATCAAAAGGGTCAAACACTTCGTATTTTTTAGATGCCAAATCTAATCTTTCCTCTATACTCAACTCTCTGGTATATAATTGAAATCCATAGTGGCAAGGTGGTAATACCATTTGGTTTAATTCACCTACATTCCAAGCAGATACCATCAATCTTCTGCTATCAGGATTTGTTTTGAGTTCATTGATTAAGTTTTGAATTTGGTCTACTCCATTCATTAGTTTCTCGACATTTCCCAAATTGTATGTAATTGTGGGTTCTGTTAGTTTACCCCAGCTTCTCCATTGCTTACCATAGATTGGTCCTAACTCACCCCATTTGTTACCCCATTCTTTGTTGTTCTTGATGTGATATATAAACTCTTCTTTAGACAAATACATTCCATCTAAACTTGTTGATGAGTTTTTTAGATAGTTCTTGTAAGCATCGCCATCCCAAATATGACAATCGTAATCCAATAAGAATTTAATGTTAGTATCCCCACGAAGAAACCACAATAGTTCGGTAACAACTGATTTCCAATGCATCTTCTTAGTCGTAAGTAATGGAAACCCTTCACTCATTTTATGACGAATAGTGTAACCAAAAATAGATTTAGTACCGGTGCCGGTTCTATCTTTCTTCTCTACACCATAATCTAAAATGGTTTGAAGTAACGTCTGATATTGTTTATCGATATTCATCATAAAATTTTAATCTTTTTTGATTATCTATTTTATCCTGCATAGAATATTTTTCTTTAAATGAAATTATTCTATGAAATTCTTTATATGCCGACGGATGTGTTTCTTTTAATCTTTCCAACCCATATTCATATTCAAAAAGAACATCTTCATATCGTTGTTCTTTTTTATCCCATCCATCCTCAGAAATTTCTAATTCACTTTTTAGATTATATATC